CCTCAATAACATCTGACTCTGTTTCTGATACATCAAATTGCAGAGTATAAACTTTTGGATTTTGATGACTTGCCAAACCAAATAATATTCTGTGTTCATAACCATCTGCAAAACGTACAACTCTATTTACTGGAGCAGACTTTTTACTGAAACTTGAATAACTTGGTGTAAAAGATGGAAAAGTAGCCATTATGCAAGTAAACCTCCGGGTCTTTTCTGTTTAATTAATTCAGATTCTATTGCTGCTGATAAGGCAACACCTAGCTGTCTGCCTTCATCTTCATCACCTTCAACATTAGAACCTGATGCATCTACATTAACAACAATATTATTTGTAACACCACCACCTATTCGATTATTTGGAATAATAGTACCTGCAGAAGATGGAACAAAAATTTCGGGTCCTTTTTCTCCTACGATTGATGGTCTGTTAGCAGGTGGTCTACCACCATTTGCAAATCCGGGCAAGGATTTAAAAATACCCCCAAAAGTGTTACCTAATAATGTATTGATACCAAGTCTTAACAGATCACTTGCTATCCCTTGTAATATCGACCTTGCAGCATCTCCTAAAGATTTTGTTTGCATGACAGCATCATGTAAAGCATCAGAAACACCTGTTGCAATACTATCGCCAATCTTTTTAAATATTTCATCTTGCCTTTTTGCTGCTTCATTTATTTTTTTTGTTTTATCTAATTGTTTATCTAAACTATGGTTTGCTTTAGTTAAAGTAATAAGTCTTGCTTCTTCTGTAGGCAAAAGGTTTTGTTCTTTTATTTGTGCAATTTGTTGTTCAAGGTCAAACTCTTTCTTTTTTTCTTCTCCAACTATTTTTTCTCTTTGTAATTTTTCAACTAATTCTTCATTTATTGCTTTAAGGTCTTTATGTTGTAATTCAAATTGCGCTCTGAGGTCTCTTGCTTCTGCATCTGGCAACCCAGATTTTAATTTTACAATTTCCTCTTCAACTTTTTTAATATCCTCTAATACTTTTTGTGTACCGCTAGGTTTTAAACCAAATGGATTAAATAATGCAGATTGGTCTAAAACATTTAACGCTGGATTTACTTCGTCTAGTTTGTCTTTTAATTTATCAAGCTCTTCTGTTTTCGTAGCAACAGCTTGATTAATCATTGCTGTAGTGCCTTGATCTATAAGCTCGTTAAAGTCTTTCTGTGCATTTCTTGCTTCTAATAATTTTGTTATAAAAACTCCAAGGCCGATAACTGCTAAACCAATACCAGTTTTAGCCAAAGCAACCTTAAACGCTGTAGCTGCAGCCGTAGCCTTTGCAAATCCACCAGCAGTAGCAAAAGCCATTGTTGTAGTTACACCTAATTGACCACTCGCTGCAGCAGCAGCAATAGACATAGTTGCAAGTTGTGCTTTTGTCGCAGCTATCACTACAGATAATCCTTTAAAAGCTAATGCAGCACCAGAAATAATTGCTACAGCCTGCCCTCCTTCACCACTTAATACATTTAATAAAGCTGTTAATGCTTTTACTGCAGGTTCAACAACAGGTATAAGAGACTTTCCTAAGGCTTCGCTAAAATCACGAAAAGATTCGCCTAAAGTATCAACAGAACCAGCAAATCCTACAGCAGCAGCTTGCGCTAATTTGTTATAACTTTCATCTACAATATCCAAAATCATGGTATGCGCTTTCGCAACCTGATTTGTTTTCATTAACTCTTTTATTACTTTTGTTTGTTGTTTGGTAAAAGCAATACCAGAACGATTTAAATTTGATAAATTTCTCTCAGGGTCTTGTAATGCTTTTGCGAGTTGCATGAAAGATGTGCTGACATCAACTTGGTTTACTTGTGCGATATCTGCTGCTGCTTGTGCAACTCTTGAATATGAATCAACACCAATATTTCTAAAACTTGTTAACAAGTTAAAACCTCTTGTAAATTCTTCTTGATTGAATAAAGTTGTTTTACCTAATTCATCTGCTGCTTTTTGTAATTCTCTTAACGAAGCTGAACCTGCACCTAAATTACTTATACCTTGCTCAAGAATCGCAATATCTCTTTCTCTAGCAAGAAAGGTACCAATACTATTATTTACTACGGAAAAAGCTGTACCAACAGCAAGGATTGGGGCAATACTATTTCTTAATGCTGTACCTAAACCTTTTGCTGCTGTAGATGTTGCAGCTAAGGATCTTGTTGCACCTTTTGATGCTGCTGATAATTTATTTGTAGCTGCAGAAGCATTATTTAAAGAACTGACAGCATTTCTGGTATCAACTCTTAAGGTAACAATACTTTCAGCCACTTAGCTTACAAAATACATTTCTTTTATCTTACCTGTTATTTGCCTTTAGGCGCATCTTTTTTTCATTTTCATGTTTATTTTCATAATATGCAGCCCAATATATAAATTCCTCTTCTGTCATATTCTGTCTAAGTTCTGTTAATGTTTTACCTAGCTCAGATGCGAGAAACAACTCGAAGTTTAGCCAGTTATTTCTCTTTAATCGTTTTTTGCTGTATCAACATCTATTTTTAATTCAAATAAAAATAACTCAATATCATTTAAAACTTTTTCTGGTAATAATCTTTGTAGATCAATAGCATCTGCCAAAGCAAACATTTTTGACCCATCTTCTTTTTGAGCAATCTGACAAAGCAGTTGTGTAGATACCATTAAAGCATCATCAGTACCAACAGCAGTTTGTGCCTTTTGTCTGTCAAATCTTGTTAAGGGTGGAAAGTAAATATCAATTTTTTGACCAGAAGGTAACTCTAAAGCATATTTGCGTCTTGCAGACATAACATCACTGAAGCCCTCAGTGATGATGTCAATGGTTCTTTTTGTTGTCATGTAATATTTGTTGTATTACCCTAATGTACTATATAGCTGAAGTTATGGCACCATTAGTAATAAAGTTGATTGTTATCACTTGAATCTCACCTAAAGTTGCACCGTATTCTGCACCAGTAATAATTCCAGCAAAACTAATTTTTTTTGCTGCTGTAGCTGAATCAGGAAATAGTTCAAACAAAGCATCACCAGCATCACCAGTTACAAGAACATCATCTATAAATGCTTGGTAATCAGAGTTGCCAGCAGTATCATATAAAAGTTCAGCAGAACCTTCTCCAGATATTAGACCACCAATAAAAGTTTTTGATGTATCGCCTTGGTTAGTTGTCTCCATTGTATCTTTCGTGATAGATAAAGACCAAGACCTTGTTGCTCCAATCTCGGCTTCTGTGCCGCCGGCATTTTCAAACATAATTTTACCTACATCACCTTTAATAGCTGTTGCCATGACAATAAAAAAAAGTATTTATTTAATATTAACCTTTTTCTGACTTTTTCACATCTTTTTTTGAATTTTGTTGTGCCTCATAATATTTTCTACATTCAGGGTCCCAATAATTTGCCTCCCTTCTACCTTTTACAGCTTCAATAGCGTCAAGCATTTCTTCTGTAATTTCAAGCTTTGCCATAATTAAAGTCCTTCATATGTTTCAAAGGTAACACGCAGTTGTGTTACGAATTTACCCTCAGGTGGTTGCGAGAGTATTTCTGGACCAACCACTGCATCAAAGATAACATCTGAAACTGTAATTCTATTGTAAAGGTCTCTGAGTCGTTTGCAAATAGTTAAATTACCACCACTTCCAATACCCTGTTCTGTAAAAACATTCATTGTTAAAAGACCTACAACCAAAGTATTTGCATTTGTTTGATTGCCTTGAGATGTTATTTCGCCACTACCAAAACTAACTTCACATTGTACAAAGCTTGCATTACCAGTTGAGTCAAATGCTTGATTACTAAATACAACAGGAATAACAGGGCTGCTTGCTAATTCAGTTGCCAATCTTGCTTCAATGGTAGATCGTACTGTATTAAGATCGGTTGCTGACATTATTTACTCCTGATAATTCTTTTAAGTTCTTTTGGAATATAACCAACTGTAAGTTGCTTAGCTTGTAATTCTGGAAAACCTTTTATGGTCTGTTGTCTTGTTCTATACCTACCTTTCCAACTAGGTGGCAATGCTGCTCCATAAATTACTGGTTCTGCATATTCAATATTATTTATGATCGTGCCTTTTAATTTTTGTATATTTGTTTTCCAGCCATTTCTTAAATTACCAGTATCTACAGGTGTAGCTTTTTTTGCCAATGTAGTCCACTGTAATGTTGTTTTTTGTACCAACTCTTGTACTGCTTCTGCCATAAGATCGTCTATCTGTTCTAACTTTATTTGTCTTACCATAGTTACCTCAAGACCAGTTCAAAACTAATAGGTGTATTATTTTGCTCATTAACAGAAATACTTATAATTTTAAATTCAACACTACTTATAACAACCCTATCTTTTGTAGTTGGTACAAAGGTAAGATCACCAGCAGATATGGTTAAAATTTTATCTTGGGACTCGATAAGATCATTTACCTCAGACCTATTTACATTATTCAATGAACCTTTAATAGTTGTATCAGAAGTTGTCTCTGTTATAGCACCAGTAGTCGTATTGTATGAACCAGCAGTAACTTGCCTTATAGTTACATCACCACCAAGTTTACTTAGTGTTTTTGATGCAGCTTTTTTTAAGGCATTAGCAAGGCTCATTAGATTCTGTAAGCAATCACTTGTCCACTGGCAAGAGTAATGCTTGTAATTACACCTTCAACCTCTGATGCAACACCCATAGTAATACCATTGATTGTTGATGAACCATTTTCTGTAAGGTTCTCAGATACAAAAGTTGCCTCTGCAGCAGCAAGACAATGAACTTTACCAAAACGACCAGTATGTGCGTTGGTATCAGTAATAATAATTGCGGCAGGGTAATAGCCCATAGTTAACTCCTTTTAATTGCGACATTGCCGGGTCCACTAATTCGTAAACCAGTAAAGTACCGTTCAAATAGTGGTGGTACTCTATCAGCACCAACCGAACCATAAAAATTCGGTGTTGCATCTAGATTACCGATTTTAACATTCTTAAAATCTTCAAGACCACTTAATCCTAAACCATTACGATTATTATTCAAGTAAACAGCAAGTATCACTTGTGCCTTTTGTACTTGCTCTGGTATCTCTGTCTCAGAAAAATAATCTGTTGATATTCTAAAGGGAAAGCCTATTGAATAAGTATTAATATAAGTGTCTGGCTTTCTTACACCTTGTCTTGGCCATTGTAATGCTTGTGTATTAGTTACTCTTGCTCCTAAAAATCTTTCTCGGTCAACACGAACCGCAGCAGTATATAAAGCTCTGTTTTTATTGTCAGTATTAGAACCATCCCATGCAGCTACATCATCATCTGCAACAAGACCTTCAATAATTGCGTTTGCATCAGATAGTGTTATGTAACTGTTCGCTGATGCTCCTCCTACTGTTGCGTCTATCGAGATTGCCATTTTGTTTTACTTTGGTTTTCTTTTTTTTAGAGGGAGCAGAGACTACCAGTTTGGCAGCCTCTTGTTCTCTCATACGCTTAAAAGCGAACATTCCCATTAGCTTGAAGCACCTTTAAGTGCGACAAAATTAATAACAATAGCTTCACTTAATGAACCAGCAGATGCATTGGTTACTGTTACTTTAAATGATCCAGCAGCAACCGTACTAACACCTAAAAGATAGGCACCAGCAGTTCCAGCAGAACCATGATTAACTACTACAACATCTGTTGCAGCAATTTTGTCATTAGTAACTGTAAATGTAACTTCTGCAGCAGCCGCTAAAGCTGCATTGTTCATGGTAATTTGACCTGACTCTGTATTTAGAGTTACGCCTGTACCTTTGTTTGTTGCTTGGGTTACTGTACCTCCTGTTGTTGGTCCAGCTAACTTACCAGCAGTTACCTCAAATGTTGATGGCATGATTAATTACTCCTAGTCTTGAGTAGATACGTTAGTAGCTCTAACGATACCAATGTTCTTTGTCTCGTAGACTTTCGACCAGTTAGCCACGGTTCCTAATACAGTGCGATTTGGGTTAACAGTTGTTACTGCCCATTTTGCTCCAACAGGGTGATAGCAATAATGAAGGTCAATAGCCATAGCATCAGATTTAGCCAGAATGTCTCTGTCTGTTTCTGTTGTTAGACCAGCTTGTTCTCCACTTGCTACTGCTCCTTGTGTGAAGAAATATGTACTGTATTCAGTTGAAGAACCACTACCAGTAGTAGAAACATCATCAGAAACAATAACTCTTAGTCCACAGTATGTTGGAACAGTATCATTTCCACCAGCATATGCAGGGGCAATAGTACCACCACTTGCTGTTGCAGAACCGCCGTTTCCATCAGATGCAAGAACATAGTCAACCATTTTCCTCTCAACGAGATCATAGTAAACTTTGCTGTGCATACAAACTGCTGTTAGCTTGTCGCCTTGATCGCCAAGAATTGCTCTTGCTTTTGCAACGTGCTTTGGAGATAAACCAGTTGGTGTATCACTTGATTCAGAATCAATACATAAACCAAAGAAAGCAGAGTTGCTGTCATTAGCATTTATTGAACCAAATACTCCATCAAGACAAGCAAGTAAATCTTTTTGTCTTTGGTTAGCAATGTAAGCACCGATTTTTTGACCGATTGCTGCCATTGGATCAGAGCCTGCTGCTAATGCAGCTAAGTCTCTTGATTCAAATGCACGACCTCTGTGTAAAATAACACCAACTTGTTTGTCAGTAGAAATTTTGCCGGGAGTCAATGAAGAAGAATCTGAAAGAACCTCAAAATCGCCACTTAAATTTGCGGAGAAAAAAGGTACATTAACGAAATCACCACCCTCTGTTGCATTTAGCTCTGCCATTGGTGCGACCACACCGCTTGCAAGAAATGAGTCTCGCTGAGTGGTCTGTTCAATGACATAAGGCGTAAAAATCTCAGGGATAATAATATCACTTCTAAGAACTGCCATGTCCTGAAAAATAATTTAACGGTGTGGGCGTAACCCTATTTGACTTAGCGTAGCTTTGCCTAATAGTTACATATTAACGTGAATTTGCTATTTCAATCAACTTTTCGTGGATTTCTCTACCTTTTGTTTTTAATATTCTACCTTGTTCAGACAAATTGAATGTTTCTCTTAAATATGGCTTCAGCATATCTTCTGAAAAATTATCACTTGATGGTCTTGAAATAGGCGCACCACCACCAGTTGGTAATTTATTTTTTAACAAGTAAGGTTTAGTTTTTTCTAATTTGTTTTTTACATATTCTTGTACCGGTAATTGTTCATATCCATCAACCACTACTGGTATGCCTTCTTTAATCTGCATTTGGTCTTTTGGTACTAGATTATTCAATACCAACTCAGGATCATGGGTTATTTCAGATAAAGCTTGCATTGCAGGAGCAATAAGTTCAAGCTCCCTATTTCTTGCGGTTAATTCTTCAATTCTTTTTTTATCTTCAGCAGATTTATCTCGATACTGTTGTTCAAGTGCTTGTGTCGCTTCTGTGTATTTTCCTTCACTTTCTAACTGTTCTCGCTCATGTTTTTGCTTGAACGCTAACAAAGACTCGTAATCATCAGGTACTTGCATTAATTCTTTTTTCTGCATTTTACCTATTAACTCGAAATTTTTAGCCTCTAATTTTTTAATTGATTCTTTTAACTGGTCAACTTCTGTGCTGTTTGGTGTTGGCGGCGTAGCCACCTCTTTGTTTTCTTCTGACATAAATAAAGCGTAACTTTATAATTAATATACTCTTTATACTACCATTTGACCTTATCTGCCCAATATGCAGCACTTGTCTTACCTTTTGCAATATTTTTAGCGTGTCTTGCTTTAAAAGATTTTCTTTTTGCTTTATCTGCATCTGATTCGCCTTTTCTTGGTGGCTTAGTTTTTGCACCTTGCATACCAAAACGAATTAATTTGTAACCATCTCCTTGTTTTATTACAACAGCATGGCTTTTACCACTTCTATGGTTAGGAGTTCTAATTGGTTTATCAACACCAACAAAAGTATGCCCGCCTCTTTCAATAGCCATTATTTTCTATACCTCTTGTAAATAGCCATATCAACTGTTCTTGCTTTATCTCCTCTCATATAACTATTAACCCGACCCATTGCCCATGCAGCCATTGGTACATTACGAGAACCGCCAGAAAGATATGCACCTTGCCCTTTTCTGTAAACTTGAGCAAGTTCACCATATTTAAATTTAGTGCCTTCAGCCTTTTTTTTAAGACTATTTTTTGTTGCGGCGCTTAGTGGTTTTCTTCTGCTTTTTTGTGACATCTTGAGCAACTCTGGATTTTTGTACAGCTTTTATATCAATATAGGCACCTGATTTATAAAGCTTTGCTGTTCTTTTAATCTCTGCAGCTTTTGCAGCAGGGTTTCTTGAACCAGCCAAATAAACTTTGTTGATGCCAGTTTTTTTATCTTTAGGTTGCCTTCTTAGCTTTCGCATTTTTCTTTGGTTTACAAGTTTGTGCTGCCTGTTTTGCTTCAGACAATCTTTCAGCTAATGATTTTGCCATTACTTTTTACCACCTTTTTTTTTAATTTTTTTCATAGAACCATAACCTTTTCCTTTTGGCATAGTTTTTATACTAACTATTTATATCATAACTTTTATTTTCTTTTGCGTCTTGTTTTTTTCTTGCCAGCTTTTGACAAAGAAATAGCAACAGCTTGGCTTCTTGAATAACCTTCTTGTATTAGTTGCCTTATATTGCCTGTAATTGTCTTTGGTTGTCTCCCTTTCTTAAGTGGCATTTGGGTATTTTTTTATTAACTCTTTTAATGGTAGCTCTGTTCCATCATCTTTAATTATTAATCGCAAAGCCTCTCTTGGACTTTTTCTTTTTTTATCAATCAGATAATTAAAAAATCTTTTTTTATTTCCAAGTGCATCTGTTTGTATTGATGGATTATCTTTTAACCAAGATGCATAGTTCATGCCTTGTGGCACTCTGCCAGTAGCACTTGGGCGAGTATCAGGAAATCTTTTTCGCAAATCTTCGTCATCTATTATCGGAACAGTGGTTGACCTACAGTTAAAATGTTGTGGTGGCATAGGTCCTTCTCCATATTTAAAAATTCTGCCATCTAAACTTCCACAGATCGCACTTGTTCTAGCATCTAAAGTTGCAACATATTCATATTTTTGCGTGACTTCTTGGTTTGCTGCATATGTTTCTTGATTAACAGAGTTTTGTACTTGATTAACAGAAGTTCGTACAATAGTCATTACTTGGTTGTTTGCTAACTTCATACCATCTCCACCTGCAAGTCTTTGTGCTTTTGCTGTCATATCTTGGTTTGCTCCAAACTGCAATCTACCTCTTAGTCTTTTTGCGATCTTCGGTATAGATTCGCCTTCTGTAATACCAATACGAATCTGACTAGAAATTAACTCTGCTTGCTTTGTAGATATGCCACGAAAAGCTTTTTCAGCTACTTGACCGCTTGGTAAAGTTATTGCCGAACCTTTTGCAGCAGTAAGGTTAAATGTTCTCTGAACAGTAGATTCTAAATCAGTTGGTAAAGTTAAAATGTTTACTTCTGTCGGGTCTGTAAAAACAACACTACGAGCAAAATCAGGAGATATTTGTACAGAGTTAACTCCAACAGTACCTTTTGGCAATACCCTTTCAAGTTGATCTTTTACAAATTCTGTTTGAAATACAGCAAGACCTTGTAGTTCATCTGCTAAATAAACTGCACTAGCATTAGACCAACTTTCAAGACTTTCTTTCATCTGTACTAACATTGCCCTTATTCTTGCAACAGTAGCTGGTGCTGTTACTTCATCTATGGTTGCCAATTTATTTGTTAAATCTAAAATTACATTGTTGTAATTCGTAACAATCTGTCTTGCAACTTGGTTGCTGTAGCGGTTTAAGTCAATCGCCTCTCTGTAAAAAGTTTCAGGTGTTGACATAAATTACTCTTCATCTTGCTCTGGTTCGTCTGGTTCTACTTCTTGTTTTGGCTGTGCCATTTCAACCATGCCACCAGTTTGTGTTGCTTCAATTTCTTCCTCAACGTCAAACTCATCTCCGAGAATCTCACCCTCAGTAAGTTGGTCAAGAAGTGTTTTTTGAGTAATAGAACCAGATGTGTAAAGAGTAAGTAATGCTTGTATTTCTTGTGGCTCAAGTCTTTGCGATAGAAAGTCTCTGTTTACAAAACAACTACCAGCATCTGAATTTATATATTGTGCATGAAACATCAGACAGTTATCAATCATATCTTGCATCTGTTGAGCTACAACCATCATTGTTGAATCACCTTGCGATCTATCTATTCGTTTTGCTTCTGCTGTTTCTGCAGATAACTTTTGACCAAGTACTGCTGCAAGACCTAATTCATTTATTTGACTCTCTAATCTGTCTAATCTACGAAACTGCGCATCATAACTCTTACCATCTGGCTCAATATATTCAGCACGACCATCTGCTGGAAATGCAATAGCTTCGCCGGGTCCAGCCGACACCTCTTCAGCATTTTGCGGAAAACCATAAAAGGCAAGCATGGGTACTGCCGATATATGTAGTTGGTTATCAAGATCAGATTGTATTTGATAAGCTTTTAAATTTAATTCAGCAATGTCTGCCATTGGTGGTCTTGAATCAAGAAGGTTAACTCTATTTGAATAAGCAACAGAAAAAGGTATTTTATCTACTGGCATTGTTCCTTCATCTACTTTTACAAACTTACCGGTTTTTGCTTTTCTATGTATTTCAAAGTTGCCGGGGGTAAGCAAACGAACTTGCTCTACAATCTTTTCGCCATACTCTCCATCTGACTCTGATACTTTTTCTTGTAACCTTAATTGTGTAAATTGCATTTCGCCATCTATCATCTCTGTACGAAAACCTAAAATATCTCTTGGTGTATAAGTAACCCAATATGGTCGACCATTATTTCCAGTTGCTGGCGCATCTACCAAAACACCAACATGACCATAACGAATCATTTTTCTTGCTGTCTCATATGTCCAAACATTGAGATCATTACCTTGTAAATCTATGTCAAATAATTGCTCTCTTAAATTATTGCCTGTATCCGAAAGCCTAACTGGTTTACGAGTTAACATACCAGCCAACATT